TACACGTATAATGCGGTCAACGTCTGTGCCCTGTGGGGCAATCTTGATCAGACTACCCTTTTTGCCTTCAAGGTACTCATTCAACTGAGTCACCTTGTCTCTGGTGCTAATTGCTGTTGTCATGTCGTTCCTCTTTGATTCTTAATATTCTTGAGCCAGGTTGTTCAGTGACGTACTTCTCGTACAACTCTGGTTCTTCGTTTCTGAATGTGTTTTTATCGAACACTCGTCTAATCTTTGATGGTTTCCAGGTTGCTATTCCATCGATTCCAGGCTCTTCACCGATAGCCGCCCTGAGTCTATTTTCAAGCTCGCGTTTATTTTTCTCTATGGTTTTGAATTGTTTTCTTACCTCTATAATCTTTTCATAAAGATCTTTCTCGGCAACAGTAGCGACTCGAAGAGGCTTGTCTTGAACTCTTTTGTGGAGTTTCCCAAGAACCTCTTTACATAAGTTTGTACTATCTACATCTGGAGGAACTTCTCCATCGACGTGCTTTTTCCACCATGATTCCGCTATGTCTAATATTTGAGAACCAAGCTCTTTGTCTCTTTCAAGGCGGTAAACTCTAAAATCGTCTAAGCCGAAAAGAGTTGCAATGTCCCAGTATGGAGCATCAAAAATCTCCATATAGGTTCTCATTTGAATCTCTACATCTAGTGGCATGTCTGTTGTTCCAGACTCACCCCAGCCACGTCGAAATCTTCGCGTCTTAGCATCCATTCCAAATCGAACGCCGTTTAGCTCAACGAGTCGATCTGGTGTGCCAAAGATGCGTGATCGAGTTGGATGCCATGTCAATCCCTCTTCCCATAGCTTGCACCCTTCCCCCAGGTGTAATCCATAAAACTCACAGACATATTTTTCCATTACTCGACCACGCATCAAAACTGCATCGTCAACATCATTTGATTCAAACAGATTTGTTTTTTCAGACCAAAGCTTAAAAGCACTGTTTTCAAATGACCCGACTTTTTCCGACTCATCGTCACACGCTGAAAGCAGAATGCACGCGACATCGGTTCCGCCAAGACCTGTTTTTCGCTCAGCAAGCCAAGCTTCTCGCTCTTGTTGGTTCATTGTTCCTCTCTTGATTTGAGAGTACTCTCTATCCTAAAGTGTGTCAAGGAGACACACCCCAAGATGGACAAAAGATGTCCGTTTAGATAGTGTATATATCAAAGGTGTGTCCTATGGTCGTTGTTGACTATCGAAAAAGTTTACCTGGCCTAAGCACTAGAGTTTCTTTTGTGCAGTGGCTTAATGGGGAGCTTTTTCGTTTTGATCTAAAAATCAGCATAGGATATTTAAGAGACCTTGAATATGGGCGAAAGACACCCTCTTTGCCGTTGGCAATTGGGATTGAAAAAGCCACTGGTGGAGCAGTTTCTGTGAGAGAATGGCCGGGTTTATCGGCAAGGTTACGTTTATAACTGGAGTTAAAAATGAGTTTGAAAGAAAAAGTTGCATGGATCAAGTCTATTCAAAAGCCTGGTCAAGCTATGTTCAATGGGATTTCAGAGTTGCACGCTTTGAGAACTTTGTTTGCCTACATTGATGAGCTTGAGTCGTCTAGCGGACACGTTGATTCTTTACGTGTCAAGGTTGGCATGCTGGAAGCTAAGATTAGTGCTGGTAAAGATGGCAAGCTTGGAACCAAGGATGACAAAGTCACATTGTCTCGCGCAAAGAAAAAAGCACCAGCAAAGAAAAAATCACCAGCTAAGAAGAAATCTTAGGATTCGTGATCGTCGGATAAATCCAGAAGTAGTTTCATCACTGCTTCTGTTTTTATTTTTTCTCGGTGGTCATTGACTGCGTCGATTACGTTGCCTTGAGTCATTGTGCTCATCACAAAGTCGCCTTCGCAATCACATACTTCTATTTCGTCGTCTTCTTGAAAAAGTTTCCACGTTGACGGCATCGTCCATTGTTGTTTTATTTGCTTTAACGCGGGCATTTTCAATCCAAGAGATTTCGAGATCCTATACCTTTGTGTGGGATTGTAACTGTTTCAGACCAGTTATCGATAATGTCTTTCATCATTTGCTGTGCAGTTTGATGGTTGTGAATACTAAATGCTTTGTTGTCAATAACACAGCTTGCCCAAAGAATATCAACACTTTTCTTTAGTTGATCTCGAATAGACTCAGTGATCGTCATCGCTAAGTGTGGTGTGATTTTCATCCAGGCGTAGATTTTATCAATCCGGCATGAATCAACTATCCTTCCATCATCGATAGAATCTACTAATAAATCCTTTGTTCTTTCTTCTACGTTTGGAAGATTGATGAGATCAGACCAATCTGTGAATGTTTGCCTTCCCATAAGGTAGTCAACACCAAAACCAAGAACGTTAATGTAGTGTCCGTTCTCTAAAAACTCTCTTGATTTGTTTGCTTCTGAATACAAGTGAAACATCTCATTACCAGGAAACACTCGTATTTTATTCAGGCGATGATTAGAAAAAATTCTTTGTTTGTCTTCTTCTGTAAGAAAAGCATCGATTCTTTCTTGGACATCATTCGGTACAACGTTTTCCATTAAATATCCACATCTACATTTTCTACAACAACTTTTGGTTTGTCGATACTTATTACGTTGTCTTTCTCGTTTTCAATCCAAACGTACTTACGATCTCCATAAACTCGTCTTCGTGACCTTTCATACCCAAGCTGGCGCATGATATCCCCAACGCGCATCTCAGATGATCGAGTCATTTGATACTTATCGAGCTTCAGTCCTTGCTCCATGATGTCAGTAGTAGAAAGATTTAAACCATTGTGAGATATGAATCGTTCAATAACTTCGTGCCACGGATCGAATTGTCGGAAGTCTGATGACTGAGTATCCAAAACCTCTTGTGACTCTTGCTCTAAATACCACTTTTCACCGTTCTTATAGGCAACCGCAGCCTCTGCCCAAATTTGTCCACGATTGTTTTCTGTCCAATCGATATCCATTTTACCAACCTGAATTGGCCAATAACGACGTGATCCAGTCTCATCGGTAATAAACTCAGCTTTGTTTGTTGTTCCGCAGAACACTGTGTGTCGTTGCAAGGTCACCGTTTGGCGTGCGTAGGGAAGCCTAAAGGTGTCTTCTTGTGCAGACAAGAATGCCTTGGTGCTTGAGTTTCGAGCCCTTCGAATCGAGTCAAGCTCTGCTACCTCATAGATCCATGCGCGATGAATCTGCATGTAGGCGTTGCTTGATCCAATATCCATCGGTGTGTCGCAAAAGTATTCTTGGCTTGCAAGCACCCGAAAAGTTGTGCTTTTCTTTGCCCCCTGTGGCCCCACAAGGATGAGAACACAGTCTGCCTTACAACCAGGGTTCATTGCTCTAGCTACGCACTGTATGAGCCATCTGCGGCCAATCTCTCGATTCAACTCATTGTCTTCCGCCCCACACCCTCGCATCAACCATTCGTCTGCTCTTGGGACACCGTCCCAAACGTTTGTGTTCAGCCATTCCGTGAGCGGGTTTCTACCGTTTGATTCAGCAACATAGTTTGTTGCTTCAACAATCGATTCTGTTGTGAAGTGCGTGTTGTAGTGCCTATACATCCATCTCTTTACGCGAGTGTAGTCAGTATCTTTCAAAGGCTTATCATTCATGTAGATGGCGTTACTAAACTCATTCAGCCAAATCTTTTGCTTCCAACGTTTATCTTTCTCCATGATCGCAAGCAGGTTTGGAACTGTTGGCTTGATCTTTTCAACACCATCACGACCGGTTTGCGTTTCGAGATGGCTTACTACTCTGGAGTCAATGCCTCTTTGGTCTCCGTTTTTATGCGCAGCTTCAGCGGCATCAAGTAGATCAACAAGTCTTGGAGATCCTTCTTTACCGTCTAAAACAGAATCGATATCAAGCATCAGAAGACCCTCCAAACTGACCGAAAGGAATCCTATATGTCACTTGACCATTTAACTGCAAACGGATTGTTTGTGCATATTCTTCACCTTTTTCATCAGGATCGGTTCCAATGTAAATCTTCAGACCCTTGGGAATGTTTAGTTGAGAAACAGATGAAAAAGATCCAGATGTACCACCAAGAACCGCTAGCTTTAAACCCTGGGCTTCTACCTCGGCTGAACACTTTATAAAGTCTGTTATGCCTTCAACAAACAACAGGCCATCTAAGTCTATTTCTTCCTTTCGAATCATTTTGACTGCATAACGATTTGGCATGAACAACCCTTTTGCCTCAAATCCTTTTGGCCACAATGTCTTTGGTCCAGACTTTGGCACATCGACTGCTCTAGTGTGGAGGCTAACAAATTCTCCGTCCACATTGAAAGCCGGAACAATCAACCTCCAAAGAAAACTTCGACCTGCTGGCCACCACTCTGGCCATTGATAATTCAATTTATCTGGAGTTACTCTAACGACACCAGATTTAGATACTGATTGAAGATTTAGGTTTCTAGATCGTAAAAAAACCAATGCTTGGTCATTATCAGATAGCTGATTCAACTTTTTAGAAGCTGACCAAAGACCCTGCACTTCTTTCTTTGGTGGCCTTTTTCCTCTGATTGGTTGAGGCTTCTTGCTCATTGTTGGGTTTTCTTCTTGTTTGATGTCAAACCAAGCCTGTACTTTGTTCTTTCCAAAGTTGTCGCATTCGGAAAACTTTTTACCATTGAGCACAAGTGAAACCAAATCGATGCCTGATCCAACCGTGCCGCATGGATGGCATTTCCAGCCTTTGTTGTCGCTCCTTAAACCTATTGGACCACGCTTATCTGATGATCCTCTTTTTACTGCACTGCAGTTTGGACATGGCGCAAGCGAGTGATTCTGCCTGACTTGTAATCCTAATCTGCTTGCTATTTCTGATACTGCTATTGACTCCGCTGCACGCAACCACACGTTTAGCTCCATCTCTGTGAATTTTTGGGGGAAGGAAAAAGAAGTGTATCAATGACAGTCAATCACTGTTGTGAAGCTTATACTTCAGCCTGCCTTCTTCCGTGATCCAAAAACTCATCGTAACGCCAGTCTTTTGCTTTGCACGTTGAGCATACTTGACCAACAGGTTGACTGTAATCGGCTTCCTGGTGCCATTAAGTGCGTGCCAAATATGAGTGTGTGAAACACCCAAAACCCTACCCGCCTCACGATAAGTATTGGCAATTGAATTAACAAGAGCCTGAAGAGCAGGGTTAGTGTCGATTGAAAATTCGTTTTCTGTGGTCATGTGTTGAATCCCTTTGGTGTTGCTACATTAGTAAACGACGCCTTGGTTGTCAAAGAAGAAAACTACATTTAGTGAGTGCGTCCAAAGTTGTGATGATATAAACTCTGTTACAATAGATTAACTATTTTTTGGAGATGGCATGGCGCTTACTGTTCATGGATTTCAAGCAGCTTCGTCTAGTTACAAAGTCGTGCAAGAAACCTCATCGGTTGCAACTGTTTTAAATGATGTCCTTGGGACCGGTGGTACAATATATTCTATTACTTTAATCAACAGTGATGGAAACCATGCCGGGTATACTAAGTTTTTTCTTAGCTCCAGAGATACACCGACTATTGGAAGTAGTGAGCCAGACCTAATGCTTTTTTCAACAGCAGGACAAACTCGTCGATTCGACTTTCCAAACGGTCTGATTTTTAAAGGTTTGACTTTCTACACATCAAGAAACCCAGCGACTTCTGATACAACGGCTCCTGGTACTACAAAAATACTCGTTCTTTGCAAGTGAGTTTCTAATGTCTTTTACTTCGAAAACTTCATCGACGCCTTTAATTACAACGATTGTTACTGATACGGCTGCTGATCTTACCGTCAATCAAATCGCTACTGCCGCACAGTTTTTGTATTTCGTAGAGATTTCAAACCCAAATGCTTCTGCGCCTGTGTATGTAAAGGTGATTCAAGCGGCATCAAATTCAGCTATTACTAGCCAACACGTTCTTCAGTTTTACTGCCCTGCTGGAACAAATTGCTACTACTATATGCCTGATCCCTTTTCTATTGGTACTGGATTGGCTTTTTACTGTTCAACCACAAAAGGCATTTCATCTGGCAGCAACACACTTTCTGCGCCTAATAAAGCTGTGACGGTCAAGATGGGCGTAAACGCTCAGTAATTAAACAAAACATCCTTCTGCCCCATCGACCGCGTAAAGCTTGCTGTTCGTTTTGTTTTTTCCATCACCGTAATAGATCAGCCCACGGTCTTTTAGGTTGTCTGCAGCGCACAAAACAGCGTTGAACATTCTTTTTTTTGTGCCAAACCCATTGTACAAATCTTCATAAATTGTACGGATAGTTTCTTCTCCTGGCTCAGAAAGCACGTAAGAAAGAACCACTCCACGCATAGATGATTTTTTTACGGTAGTAGTGAACATATTGTTTTCTCCTTTGTTGTGGTGTGAGATCATTGATTATGAGAAGCTTCTTCAAAGCCTATAAGGACATCCTGGTCTACCACGACTATGGACCCTTGCTGTTGTTCTGGAACATCGCTGACCTGGCCAAC